CCTTTCTTAAACGACAAAAAAATCAATCATTTCTGATTGATTTAATCATTAACATCGCTTTGGTGCGACGATTTTTGCTTCTGGAGCAGGTGATGAGAAAATAAAGATATAGATTATTTAATTATATTTTATAATATTACCTTATATTTTATAATAAAATGGAGTTAAAATAGATATTTTATAATATTGTTTTATATTTTTTTAAGATGTAAATAAGATGTAAAAATTCATCTATTTTCCTATTAATTCATTATATTTCTTTTGAGTACCACTTAACCAATATTTATTTAATCCTGTTGGATCATTAGCAGCACCTATTGGACAATATTTAGGCTGAATTTTTTCTAAAGTATCTAATCCTATATCAAAGTAATTATACTTTAAATTATTTAGGTAAGCTTCTATTCCATCATCTAGTGAATCATATGATCTTAAACCACTATTGCACATCATACCACCAACATTATTAAGTTCTTTAAAAGCATAAGATGTATAGTTTCCAGTTTCATGCTTAGAAATAGCAATTGATATTAGTATTTGCTCCTCGCTTAAACCTATTTCTTTTCCTTTATCTGATATTTTACAAGAAACACTATCAAATTGACATACATCTTCTTTTTCTTCAACTGGTGATATATATGTAGGTATAGAAGAGAATTTTATATCATTCAAAGATATTTGTATTTCTTTTCCATTTTTCTCGAACATGCTATAAATGTCTAATCCTAAATTAATGATTAATAAATAGATTATTGCTACTTTCATTATTCTAGGTAATTTATTAAATAGTTTTTCAATCAATCTATTAAATGCTTTAAATCCAAAATAAATTGCAGAAAATATTCCGACTATTAAATAGATCATATTCTTCAAAATATTCTTAAATAATTTTGACATTTTTCTTTTTAATTTGTTTTTTCTGGAATATCTAGTAACCCTATTTTCCATATTATTGAGCCACCTTTCCAAAATCAATAACATATTCACCATCATAAATAGGAACATATTTATCACTTGAATTTTTATAAATTGCTATAACCAATTTTACCCCTTTAATTATCTTTTTCATTTGACATTTGTAACGAACTATTATATAATTTTAGTAGGAAAAGGATTTTACTCCTTTCCTACAATAACTATATTTTTATATTTAATAAAGATATAGCCTTGATTTGCTAATTCGTAACACTCTGCTAAAGTTAAATTACGAATTGGCTTTTTCTTTATATTGTTCATTACTTCTCCTTTCTGTAAGATTCTTTCTTTATCTTACATATTAATTATATCACATTTAGTACTATATGTCAATACTTTTTCTTGATTTTTAGTACTAAATGTAGTAAAATAATATTAGGAGGGATAAAATGAGTGATTTTAATCAAAAAGAATACATCAAAGATTGGAAAAAAGAAAATTATAAACAATTCAAAGTAGAGTTAAAAAAAGAAGAAAAGGAAAATCTTGATAAAGAACTCAAAAAGCACAATTTATCTGGATCTGATTTTGTTAGAATAGCATTCGATTATCTAAAAAAAGGAAAATTAAAAAAAGAGGAAAAAGACCATTAGTCCAATTCCTCTTTTATTTTATTCTATAATAATCTGAAATTTTGTAGCAGTTACTCCATATACACCAGCATAACCATCCTGACCATTAATTTTTTCGTTATCGTGTTGATAAGGATAATTATTTACTTTGTATTTAGCCTTTTTGTATGGTCTAATATTTTTAGGAGTATAATAGTAAACTTCTGCACAATCGATTATATTGCCATTACCAGCATAGCCATTTATCTTATCTTTTATGTTATAATCAGTAACATAAGGAAGCCATCTTCCTTTAACTATTATATTTCCATTATTATCTTTAATTTCTTTTATGTGTACTCTATATCTAACAGAGCCTTTATCTACTCTAATGGCAAGACCAGTTATAGGACTATTCTCGTAACCAGCATAATCCTCTAGATTTTTAACTTCTTTTAACCAGCCATGCTTTTTAGTTCTAGCCATATAATAAACATTGACTTCATTTGATGTACTTTCATTATTGATCTTATTTGCTTCATCTGCAATATACTGCATTTTACTTCTTAAGTAGTCACCTGGACAATCTGTAGAGGTAAACATTGAATGCCAAGTTAAGTTCTTCCCTGGTACTAATGTTCCTAGTCCTCTTCTGTTAGCAATATCTGCTACTAATCTAATAACAGCATTTAAAGTAGTATCATTTACATACCATGAATTATCATTGTCTGATATTTCGATAGTTATTGATTTACAATTGCTATCCCAATTAGAGTTTGTCCAAGCGGTATCTTCTTCATCAACATAATTAGCAATACTGCCATCATAACCTACACCATAGTGAGAACTACCATATCTGCCTTTTGTTTGAAATATTCTTCCACACTGTTCTGCAGTTAATCTTCCAGCCATATGATGAATGGTTATTGCCTCAATGTTTCTACCACTTCTACCTTTAGTATAGTTACCTTCATCAGCAGGTACTACTTTTTGTGTTAGACTTGACTTACTCATCTACTTCATCTCCCTTACCATTACTTAATTCCAATTCCATTTCTTCTGTAATTTTAATTTCTTTCATACTAATTACCTTCTTTCTTTAACAAATCATTTATATTTTTTCCAAGATCATATGCTCCACCAGTAAGCAAACCTGCTACCATAATCGAAGCATTAAAATCTTTGGTCATTATGTAATTGATAATTGTTACTATTACACCTATTAACAAGTTTTGCACTGGTATTAATTTATTGTTAAATTTAGGATGCTTTTTAGCAATTAAACCACACACATAAGTAACTAAAATTGTTACTAAAGTCATAATTGTTGTAATATCCATCTAAATCACCTCCTACTTCATTCCTAATTTTACAAATATAAATGCTATAATGCCACCTATTAAAGCCGATGCTACGATTCCCCAAATAGAATCTAATTTCTTGCTAGGCTTAGCCTCAATTGCTAACACTCTATTATCTATTTGTGTCATATTTTCTCTCATTGCTTTCATTTCTGTGGCTATTGCCTGGACTGACAATGCCAAACTATGTATATCATCGACTTTTGGCTCCAACTTGTCTAATCTTTTTGTATTAGATTTACTTCTCTGCTCTGTCTCTACTAATCTTTCTAATTCTTCTTTTTCCATATTATTCCTTTCTAAACTGCTTCTACTGTCAAATTAGTACCATCATATCTTATATAATGTTCAGAATTAGCAGTTCCATATTGAACTATTAATTGTATGTAATCACCTTTTTCAACATCTAAAATACATGGACTAATACTTGTAGAACTCCAAGCACCTATTCTTCCAACCATACTTGTAAAATCAGTTTTTACTCCATTTTTAAAAATCTTAAACCAAAGCCAATCTGTTGTTGCATTCTTGGCAAAAGCATTCATATTTATTTTTATTCTTGAAATATCATCACCAATTTTTATAGAATGATTAGAACTATCAAATTCAAGTTTTAAGCCTTTTTTAGAATATTTATTAAAGGCAACTATTGTTTCATCTGAATTTTTAATACTTTGATCCGCAGACAATGTTAATGTAATAATATTTTTTTCCACATTATCTGCACCTAATATTAAATTATTATCTAAATTAACTATTGTTTTATTTTGCATTATTTTTGTATTTAATTTATATTTTTACTTCTTCAAACATACTTGATTTAGTCTGTTGTCTTTGTGTATCTTAAACAAACATAACAAATTCTTGCTCCAAGTGTACTTGGAGATCTAAATCTAATTTCTCCACTATTTTTGTTAGCCCAAACTCTACACCAATCCGAAGTTGAATAGTACCAATTGAGTGGTAATGTCTCTGAATCGCCCATTATATATGAAGCACTTTCATCTATCCATATATTATCAACATTAGAAATATTGTAAGAAACAAATTTATTGCTATTGTCACCAATTTCAAATTGAACAACTTTTTGATAAATAGGTTTATTATTTATCCACTTACCAATTTTTTGCTCATCTGAAGAATATACATTACCAGAATCCAGATATGTTTTTAATGTTTGATTATCATATTCAATATTTTCACTTCTTAATATTTTATTATTTTCTAAATCAATTTTTTGCTTATTCATATAAATAGCATTATTTATTCATTATGCTATTCTTCTCCAACGATAAACAACTATTGATGGTGGCATATTATTATGAGGCTGCCCACTACCTGCACTAGTAGTATTACCAATCCATTTGGTACTTTCTGTATCAGAAGAAGTTGAACTCCATGTAGAATCTATCGTAAATCTTCCCGCTGAACCTGAACCACTAGTAAAAGCATTTAAATTATGAGCATGTGCTGGCATTTCATCGATAGTTAATGTATGTTCTTTTTCGCCAACCATTTTACCTATAGTATTGAAATCAGTATCATTTGGATCTATACATACAGTTACTCTACCTTTACCATAAAGTTCCCAAGTTCCAATATAGCCATCATCACCTGGATTATTAGGATTAGAACTTTCTAAAAAGTCACCAATTCGATAATATGGTCTAGGATAGACAGCATTCCCATCTTTATCATATAATTGAACTGCACTATTCATAATAGTCACCTATCGTTGGATAGAAAGAAGTAGAAGTATTTCCTAAATTAAATACTTCCCTCCTTTCTTTGGAAGAATTGCTAAATAATGCAACCCCCCCCCCTCGTTAACTTATTGTTTATTTTTTTCATTTTATATCATCCTTTCTTTTTTTAATTTGAAGAATCACTATCTGTTACAACAGTATAAGTTAATACATTTTGAAGTTTAGTATTAATTGCTTGCAAAGTTGAGTTTATTGATGTTAAAGATTCAGATATTTCATTAAAATTTGCTATAATTTTATCTTGAAAGCCATTAATCCATGCAGATTCAAATGGTGTTGTCTCATCAGGCAGATCTTTAAATTCTTTCTTTACTATTGTTTCCATTTACTTTTACCTCCAATTCTTTTATCTTTGATTCTAATTTTTCAATAATAAGCTGTTGTTCTTTAATAGCCTGTAAACATAATGCTGTCATTGAATAATTGTCAACACCTATTTCTTTTCCATCATTATCTACTGAAGTAATTAAATGCGAATAATTATATTTATCGCCAATAACAAATCCTAGATGCTTTTTATGATCATCAGATTCTGATTTTAAATTATATTGATAAACATCAGTTGCCATTATTTCTTCGATTGCATTTGTGAACTTTTCAAAATTTTTCTTACTACTTTCTAAAGATGTTTGATTTAGTAAAACGCAATCTATGGTACCATTCTGATATAAACTTGTTTTTAATGATACACTATTTTCATCAACTGAATATATTTGAAAAGCTCCTGTTTTTGCCGCATCAAATTGCAATGAAACAAAATCGGCAGTATCATTGCAAGAAGAAAAGAAACGATAATTACTATTATTTTGATTTGCAAAATAAAAATCACCAGTTGTCTTTAAACTATTAAATATTGCACCTTCTGTTCCTATACGAGAAATAATTTGACCATTTTCATCTTGTACATTCAAAAGTTTATCTATATATTTGCTATTAAATTCTATTGTATATTCATTATTAGAGTTTTTAACTAAATTATTTATTAATATATAATCCCGAGATGTTACCTTACCATCCTTATCATAATCTAAATATTCTATTTCTTCATCAGTCAATGTAATATTTCCCATCAAATAATTTCTTATTTTTGTTACATCATCTTCTGTAAAAGGAATTACATTTTTTTTATGGATTCCATAAAGTTTATTTTCATCTATTACGAATCCGCCAATCTCCCCACTCTTTGATGCTATATTGCCTTCTTTTGTTACTGAAAAATTAGGACTTTCTATTTCAATCTGATCAGATAATAAGTTAAACTTTTTATTCTTTAGATTTAATCTATCACTTTCTATTTGAATTAACGAACCATCTTCATTTTTTTCTGTACTCATATTTATTTGTGCAATAATTTTATCTTTATCTGTTTTCTTTTCCAATTTTAAATCTATATTTTCATTATTAACATTAATTAAAGCATTCATTTCTACTCTTCTGGTAAATATATCAGTATAATCATTTTTTTTGGCATAAGTTATAGTATAAATCAGATTAGAAAAAGATTCCATATAGATTTTATTGTAGCCTTCATTTAATTCAATATTTACTAACAATAAATCCTCTATAACTTCATTATCTAAAGTATATAAAGATAAATCATTATTAACTCCAATTCGCCTAATTATATAAGAGCCTGTATCATCAGTCACAAATTCATCATAAATGCCATTTAAAGTATTTAATTTTCCTATATTGGTCTTAATTTTATTCTTATTACCATTTATATCTTCTATCACTAAATTACAACTCTTAAAAAATGTATTACTTCCCAAAAAAGTTTGATTTGATAAAAAGAATAATGATAGATCACCTTTTATAGAAAAAGAAATAATACTTCCTCTGGCAGCATCAGTAATCTCAACATAATTATTAGCAGTTACAGTTCTAGTTACATCTTTTATTTTACTCACATCAAGTAAAAGATTATCATATCCTTCAATTACACTAGTATTTAATTTGCCTGTAGTTATAAAATCTGCTACTATTGATCCATCTTGAGTTATAGCAGTTTCAAAATCACCATTTATACCATTAGGAGAGAAACCTAAACCACCCATTGACCATTTCCATATATTTTTAGCAGTTGATAAATCATTTGTATCTGCTAAATAAATGACTCCAGTTTCCTTATCAATAAAAAGATTACCTTTAAAAGGATGATTAATCATGTCTGTAGCATTTTTCTTTGCACTTGCTAAAATGCTTATAGGATTTTCTATAGTTTTGGATATTTCCTTAATGGCAGAGTTTTGTGAGGTAACAATATTTTTAGTTACTGTTCCTAATTCTAAAGATGTTAATCTCTTTAAATTATCATTATAAATTGTTTTAACAACTCTGACAGATGTATTTATATTGAATTCAGGTATAATACACTGAATAGTATCTCCGATTGAACAAGACTCCAGATTTTGATATTCTTTATATTCAATACATTTTGATAATTCTATAAAATCAACTTTTATTGAGATTTCTGGTAAATCTATACCATTTTCAAAGAGTTTCAAACACTCTATTTTTAATTGTTCTTTTGCCATTTCTTCTGTAATTTCAGCCTCTTCATCTACACCTATATTAAAATCTATTTTCTTAAAAAAAGGTTGATAGTAATTATTAATTTTAGGTGATTCAACATAAAGGTCATCTAATAATAATTCGTTTGTACCTTGTGGACATATTTTCGTAACAACTGTAGAAAAATCTAAATTAAACTCTAAACCTTTCAGATTTTTTCTATACCTAATTGAAAATCCCTTGTTTGCCCCTCTTTTAGAATGAACATATACATTATTTAAAGAATATTCGAGTTCTCCACCAAAACGAGTAATTAAACTATTATCAGCAGAAAAAATTGCATCAGAAACATTTTTTCTAACATATCTAGCACTTGAAAGTTCAGTACAATCACCACTTATAACAAAAGATGATTCATTTTCAGCACGATCAACAAGCCATTTTAAAGCATCTTGTGCATTTAATCTAGTCGGAGCAACATCACTCAAAAAGTTTTTAGACATATCAAACTGAAAAAACTGTTGTGCCAATATTGATATAGCACTAGAATCAGATAATGATTTGTTGATATTTTTTATTCTGAAGATTTGATTTTTGCACTTTATTAAGTTACCTTCAATTAAATTATCACAAAGAAAACCACCTTTAAGATAGTCAAACTCTAAAATAAATGTTCCATTTAACTCTTCTGTAATAATCGGATCATTTTTTACATCCCTTAAAATGCCTAATCCTAAATTAGAAAAAGAGGTAGTTGTACTACTATATAAAGCAAGCATTACAACCACCCCTTTCTATATTTAATAATTATTTGAGTTATTCCACTTCCTAAAGTTATAGTATTACTTCCGACTTTTAATTTTGGAAAATCATCTCCTGATAAAGTAACTTTATCATTTTTAGATAAACCATTTTTTGTACAATTCATTAATTCACAATCTATAAAAATATCGGTTTCTGAAACATTCAATTCAGTATCGTTAATAATTAACTTTCCTATACCAGTTATTGAGATTTTTGGATAAATATCAACATTTCCACCAACAGTTATACTACCACTAGATGTTAAAGTTTCAATTGTTTCTTCGTTTGAAAAAGAAATAGGATCTAAATCAAATTGCAGTGGAAACTCTTGCAAAACAGTCATATATTTTGAATAATCTATTTGATTTTTAATGGTAGCATTAAAAAATCTATCATTATATTTTGAAAGAGTTAATTTACCACTACCAACTAATTTCGAATTAATCTCATCTATTTTACTTTTATCTTTTGCTAAACAAATTATAGAATAAGACCTACTTAAATAATTTCCATTATCAATGTGCAAATTACCATTTCTTCCATTCACTTCAATTGTTTCTATGTTTTTTTCTGCTCTAGAAACCAAAGGCATATCTTTAACAATCAAATTCAAACTTTCAGAAGAAATTCCATTAAATGTAAATGTTTCCATTAGATTTCACTCCTTTTTAGCAAATAATATAATTCCTCTGCTATTCTTTTTATGTCTTTTTCATCTTTGCAATTTAATTCTTTGACCTCAATAGTATTATAATAATTATTAGTCACTGTCTTATCTTCATTTTTGTTTTGTTTGCTATTTCTATATTCTTCTGCTTCTTCTTTATTAAGTACAGTTTCACCTTTATGAAGTAAAGCGGGCATTTCATCATAAGGAACTGAATCTATACCAACTCTTAACCTCTGAATTAATGGTATATTAATACCTTTTCCACCTACTAAAGGTATCCAATTAGGAATCTTTATTTTATTTAAAGAGACTATAAAACTATTAATTTTATTTATTATGTAATTTATTGGTATTTTAACTATATTAAATAAACCTCCAAACACATCAGAAAAAACAGTCTTTATACCATTTACAATAGGAATTAAAACTTTAATTGCTTTTACCAAAACATAACTTATCGTATTAGCAATACTTGTTATAATTGGAATTATTGGTATTAAAGTAGTATTTATCAACTCTGCAATCAACTCTAAAATTGGAGTTAACAATGGTAATAATGCTTCAATTATTGGTAATAATACTGGCAATAGTTGTTGAACTATTTGGATAATAGGAGGCAACAAGATACTTAACAATTGTGAAAATATAGGTAATAGTTCTTGAATAATAACAGTAATAATTGGTAATAATTGATTAATCAAATCAACAATTATAGGTAAAAGACTTGAAACAAATTGAATTAGCACAGGAAGTATTTGATCCAATGTATTTATTAAAACTGGTGCTAAAGTATCAACCATTCCCTGAATAGTTGGAATATTATCAATAATCATTTCAAAAAACTTTGAAAGTATTGGTAAAGCATTTGCAACAACTTTATTAAACATGCCAGAAAAAGCAGTTTTTACCCTATCTACCATATCTCCAAAGTCTGCCCCTGCAGTTACAGCTTCTGTGGAAAGAACTCCTCCAAGATCCTCACATTCTTGCCGCCAAGCTTCTATACCTTCACTTCCTTCTGCGAGCATAGGAGCCAAGTCAGCATACGATTTACCAAATATATCATTAGCAAGTGCATTTCTTGTTGTTGCATCTTCCATATCAGCAAGTTTTGCTATAACTAAATTAAAGGCTTCCCCCGAACTTCCAATATTATTTATATCTAGTCCCAGTCGCTGATAAGCCTCAGACATACTCTTGCTTCCTTCTTTAGCATCAGAAAATGCTTTTTGTTGTTTTACCATTAATGCTTCTAATTTAGATGTTTCCATACCACCCAATTTAGCAGCATAAGCCCATTTTTGATATTCTTCTGCTGAAGTACCAACTTTTTTAGCAGCATCATCTATTGCCCCTGCTTGATCAGCAACATTTGTAGCCATAGCAGTTATTCCGCCAACCACTGTTGTAGCAGCACCAACCACTGCTGTTCCTATTTGCATTGTTTTCTTTGCTACATTAGAAAAAGATTCAGCAAAGGATTTGCTACTATCTTTTGCTTTGTTTTTAGTATCATCTATAGATTTATTTGCTTTTTCATTATCAACATAAATTCTACCAAAAAGAGAGAATATATTAGCCACACCATCACCTCAATCCATAATCTTTCATTATATCTTCCGCTTTTCTCATAATCTTATTAGAATTAAAAGAAATACTCTCATTATCAAACAATTTATCATAAACCATTTGTATAATTCTTGGTATTTCATTTTCTTTATGAACTGCATATTCTAAACAATCAACGAACAATTCATAATCATAATTATCAAAAAAGTCTATTCCACCATAATACTTATAACATAGCCTTAGAATTCCTGGTGTACCAAATCCTAAGCTAATTGTAAAAAAGATTTAATCTTCTCATCTTGTAATAAACTCTTAATAAATGAAATTACATCTTCATTTTCAGCATCTTCTTTTGATATACCCTTCATTATTGAAATTAAATCAATAACTTCATTTTCTGCTTTATATAAGTTATCTATAAACAAAGCAATTAATTCTTTTACTAATTCTCTTTTATCATCATCTTCATTACCAGATTCAACTTTTAATTTCATAATAAAAGATGAAATCCCCATTTTATTAATTATCAACGACAATCTGCATAATATCTTTGGTGTAATTTTAATATTTTCCATAACAAATCATTCCCTTCTAATTAACATCACTCTCTTTTCTTATTATTACTTAATAAAAATAAGAAAAGAGAGCAATGCTCTCGTTAATTTTATCCTGCTATAGGATTAGTATCACTAGTAGTAATTTCCCAAATATTTTCTTCACTACTAGAAGTAGGATCATAATGTCCTAAAAATTCTAAATTATGTTCGTTTTCAGCCTTTTGAACACCCTTATAACCAAAAGCACCCTCGTGCATAGGATTAGATACTTTAATAATTGTAAAAGTACCATCCAACATTTTAGTAATAACTGCTACATTCTTTAAATAAGCAGTATCTGGAATCACTCCAAATTGTCCAGGTGTTAGTTTCTTCTTCGTAGAGTCAAGAGAAGCACCAGGTATTGCAAGTTTCAAGCTTTCTAAAGAACAACACAAAGACTTAATTTTTATAGAAACATCTTCCCCATCTTTTATTTGCATACCTTTTGATTTTCCTTTTCTACCATCAAACTCAATATCACGAATTGATGGAGTAGCAGTAAATTCAGCACCTCCACGAGTAGGTCCTAAAATAGTTTCTGTAGATTCACCCATATCTACTACAACTATACCTTCATCAATCTGAATTTTTTTCTTATTATCAGTAGATAGATTTACTAAACCCATAATTATTTCTCCTTTCAAAAAATTCGTGCAACGAAAGAAACTTTACGCATTGTAAAATCCTGTTCTGATTGCTTAGTTAAATATTGATTTTCAAACATTAAGTAAAAACCAATATATTGATCCATATATCTATAACCATCTAAACCATCCTTCAATTTATCACATAAATCTTCAACCGAAAAATCAGATAACTCATCAACATAAAGTTCTATATCAAATATACATTGATAACCATAATTAAGAGGATTTATAGATAATGTAGGAATTACCCCAAATGGAAATTGTGCTTTTTTTAAAGCCTCTTCATAATAAACATCCATTATTTCATTACATTTATTAAGCAAAGCAGTCAAAAATAGTTTATTCAATTTCTTCATCCCCTCCCAAATCAATAGTCATACCTTCAGATAAAACATAATCTTCCAACTCTTTCAATTTTTCTTGCATAGCATCATTTATTTTATCAACATTCTCATAAACTTTATTTCTTAAAAAGTTTTTGGAATTAATACCAGGATGTTGAATAAAATAACCATATTTTGTATTATCGTCATGAAGTTCATAAGTTACTTTTTGAAGATTTTTTAATTGAGTTGTCTGAATAGCATGTGGTTGAACTCCAAACTCAAGCCAAGTAGGATTAACAAAAAACTTTATACCATATTTTTTTCGCATTTCTGAACGACTTAAATAACCAATATCTAAATATGGTTGTCCTGTTTTAAAATCTATTTTAGCCCAACTCTTAATAGATTTCTTTAGTAAACCTCTTTTTACAGGCATACTATCACGAATAACTGGTAATACAATTTTTGCTCCTTCTTTTAAAGCATCTTTAGAAAGTTTTCTCATCATTTGAATACATTCTTTAGAAGTATCAGTAAACTCTATTTCTGAACTATACATTTTATTTACTTTCAATAACAGTAGAAACCAAAGTTAATTCTATGTTATCTCCATCCTTATATATTCTAAGTATCTTGTATAATCTTCCTTCATATTTAACATGAGACACATCAGTTAAATCAACCAACTTTGTCCCAAGTTTAATCTCAGGTTTAAATCCAGCAGTAGCAGATTGATAGAATTCATTCTGAGTAATGCTTAATTCATTACAATAAAAAAGTTCTTCTTTATATGAAACTTTCGGTCTATGCATATTATCAAGAGTTTGGACTTCTCTCATAAAATACCCAACATCTTTATACACTTGAATCACCTTTTTTATAATTCAAACATAAAAAAGACTTTAAAGATTCATAAGAAAGAAGCCACTTTTCACTCTCATCATTATCTAATCCAAAGTTTGATTTACAATAAAAAATTATAATTCTGATAATTATAGGATCTGTATCAACAATATTAGAAGGGGCAATGCCCGCCAATTCTAATTCTTTTTTACAAGCATTAATTAAATCATTAATTTCCTCATCATATGCATTATTATTGATTCTTAATGCTAATTTAACTTTCTTTAGCATTGCCTTATACCTCCAATCTAATTCTAACTAGTTGCCTTTGTTAATTTAACAAATGCATCACTAACTGCTGGTTTGCCATCAAACATAGCAGAACCTAAGAATTCAAATGAATTGCTTGATAGCTTTTTGTCGTGGTCAACAGTTACTTCTTCACTTAAGTTACCAACATACATAGTTAGATCTCCTAAGAACGCATCATGTTCTGCAACTCTTTCATCTAATAGTACTGGATATCCTTCAATATAGTAAGTACCATTTTCTTTTACGAAGATATCATTTTTTGATTTATCTTGAAGTGGTCTAAAATCATTAATTAATGTCTTTTTACTCATTAACCATTTAGCATTTGCATCATAACCACCATTTAGTAAACCTACTAAAGTAAGAACATTAGCTTCACTAAGTGAACCTGTTTTAGCAACTGTTACTGAGTTTTCATCTCCCCAAGTAGCAGCCTTATCAATACCTTTAGGTTGACTAGAGCCAGTACCATTAATGATTAGATTTGTAATTGCTTTCGCAATCATTTTACCTAACATATTTGTAATCCATGTTTCAAATGCATCAATACTCATTTTTGAAACAGATTTTGAAATAGTGATATACTTGTTAACTTCGTATTGTCCTAATGAAACTGGAATTAATACATCACCACTCTCAGTAATAGTAGCACCTTCAGTATGAAGTGCAGCATCATTAACAGTTGATTCTACTGCAAATGTTACATTACCATCAACTCTAAGTAGAGTTATTTCATTTAGTAATGGAGCAACTTGGAAAACCTTTTCAATAATTAAATTCTGAGTAATTGTTGGAATTGCAGCACCTACTGAACTAGATGCAGTAGTTAATGCTCTTTCCTCAGCTTCAGTTAAATCCTTTCTTTGTAATCTTTTTAAGAATGCACTTCTGTATTCTTTTGAACTTCTTATATTTTCTTCATTCATATTTCTTTCTTCCTTTCCTTCTTCTGCTGTTTCTACATCATAACCAGTAGAATTTCTTTTTATTTTTTCAAGAGTTTCTTTTCTCTTTTCAGCCTTAGTAATTAGGCTTCTTTTTTCTGCTTCTAACTTAGCAGCCTTTTCTTCTAATTCAGATATTTCTTCATCTGTCATATCATCACTAGATTCTAGTTTTTCAACTATCTTTTTTAGTTCTTCTTTAACTTCTTCTAAAGTCATTTTAAACTTCCTCCTTAATTTTTATTTTTAGTGCTATTTTTTTACGTCTTAGCAGACGTTCCTTCCTTTCTTGCTCGATCTTACACTTCTCCAAGTGCTCTTTTTCAGCCTCCGCTTCAAAGTACGATCTTGCATAAACAGAAGTTGTATCATAAGCAGGAAAAGTAACTACACTTACATCAAATAGTCTTTCAATTCCTGTGATACTTCTCATATGTGTATCTTTGTCATATTCCTCTCCATCATCACTGGTGATAAAGCAGAAGGACATTTTGTCAAAGTAACCACCCTTAATTTCTTCATAGGCTTGTCTACCTGCAGACGTACCACTTAAATCAGCACGAATAAATAAGCCTTTTTCATCTAAAGTAAGCTCTAAAGTTTTATTCTTTGTACGAGCAATAGGTTTACCACCATGATCTATATTTAGAACAACATCTGACATTTGAGTTTTATCAAAAGCACTTTTCATTATTTGTTCTTTATAATCAATTCCATCAAATGTATACATTACAGTTGGCTTTTCAAAAGTAACAGCATAGCCTTCAATAATCATCTTTCCATCTTCATCTTTTGCTCTAAAATCAAAACTTCTATAACTTCTATCTTTACTTATCATTTGGTTTGTACTCCTTTCCACTAGGTAAAATAAAAACAACTTTTTTATCTTTATAAGTTGTCTTTTTTAAATTATTTAAATATTCAATAGTATGATTTTCTTTTATTTCTACTTTTTCATATTCATTATTCTTTTCCACTTTCTTCACCTACCTTTTTTAATTCAATACTATCATCTAATCTTTGAACCTCAGTATATTCTTTACGTATATAACGTTTATTTTCATCATCAGGAACATGTGGTAAGTTCCATATATCCATAACTTGATTAACTGAAAGAATTCCTCTATCAAAAAGTTGTTGAGAAACTTGTAATTTAGTATTGTTTGAAACAAATTGTAATTTAGTTGATTCTAAAGTAATAGCAAGACCTTTCTCAATATCTTTAGGTTGAATTATCATATTAGTTAATACTTGACTTATTTGAATTGCAAGTGGCTCGATTACATCTTCATAAAACAAGTTCCATTGATCTTCACTCGCAGTATTTTGAAGAATCGCTTCTGACATATGAAAATAATCAAAGACATTGTTTTTTATTAAATCCATATTATCTTTATCAACAATAAAAGGTTTAGAATCAACTTTTTGTACATCAGAGTATTTATTATCAAAAATTAAAATGCCACCATTATTTTCTATGGCTAATTGTTCATCTTTTAATCTCTGCTGTTCTTCTGCTATTGATTTTGGATTTTGAACTACACTTAACCTTGCTAGGAATCTTATCATTGCAGAAGACTTAATACCTTCTTTAATACCTTGTTCTTGTACATCAAGAATATCCATAGTAGGCTTAAGTGCAGCATTTGTTTCTCCCATATATTCTTTTTTGTATTGATGCCTTCTAAGAGAGCCTACTCTGTCATACTCAATAGCAAAAGTTTCTTCCTGTATCTTGTAAACTAAATAATCAATTCCTTTATCAGTAACTATTTTTGAGCCAGTTGCACGAACAGGATAAAAACCTATAATTATGTCTGAATAATCATTTTCATATACAGGAACTATGTAGGCATTATTTTCAACCAATAAAATAGTTACCAATCTATATAAAAATTGCTGTAAGGTCATTAATCTATTTGGCTTAGTTTGCAGAATGCTTACTATTCTTTTATAATTTTTATTTACATTACAGACTGGATTTAGTTTTGAACATTGAGTAGCAATCTTATCTATACAAGTTCTAGTTAATCCCATTTCATATAAACCACCTTCATATGAAGCATAAATAGGACTATAACCTGTCAATAATTTAAATGTATTTGTTAATTTCTTTTCACTTTTTCTTTTTTCAATTTTCTTAAATATTCCCATAATTCCTCCTACAAATTAAAAAAGTCATCATAATGTCGTTGATAAACAACATATGCATCTATCAAAGAAACCGCTCCATCAATTCTTTGCTTAGCATTTCTTCCCTTTACAGGTCTTATATTATCATTTTTATCTATTTCAATTTGTGTATTTGTTAAACACCATTTTAAAATAGGATTATTATTGTAATTAATTTTTTTACTTTCTAAATCAGCAGCAAGAATCTTCATTGGTGTACTCATTGTCTTTGCACCTTGAATAACAGTTTCCAGTGTATAACCATTATTTTTCATTTCCTCCGCCCATTGTGGAGCCCCCCACTGATCATAACCAACCCAAACAGTAAAAATATTATATTTATCTCTTAATTCATTAAACCACTCTGTTACATCAGAAAAATTAACTCTTGCTCCAGAACAAAATCTTATATAGCCATTTTCCTTCCAAATAGAATATGGAACCTTATCCTCTTTTTCTTTTTGTTCTGCTCTTTCTTCTGGAATAAAGTACATCTGTGCTAAATACAATTTTTGTTCTTTTTTTATTAAACAAGAAGCACAGGTTAAATCTCCAACTGATGATAAGTCAACACCACCAATACCATAGCAGTTTGTTAATTCTTTTAGGTCAAACATTTCTTTATTATCAACCACTTCAAAAGAAAGCCAAGCACCTACTCCAGTCTCACGAATATTAAAGTCTTTGGTCAATAATGTTGGTAAATAGTTTTTATCGTTTTTTGCTCTTTTGACTTGGTCTTTTATATACTCCATACTCTTTATGGTTCCTAATCCTGGATTAGCCTTTTGATACATCTTTGGAATAAGCCATTCTTTTCTAGAGTCTAACTCATAAATGAAAGCAATAAATCTTTCATCCTTCTTTACACCATTTAATATATCTTCAGATAATTCATATAAAGAATCATAAATATTTTCTCTTACGAAACCTGCAGTTGTAATTGTAAAAAGGAGTGGCTGTTGCCTTGCTCCCATTGATTGTTTAGAT